GTCAGACCGTTTCTCCCCCCGATGTCGAAAAGTCGCACAGGGGGAAGGCCAAGACGTCGCAACGCGGCTACGGGACGCGGCATCAGAAGATCCGGAAGGCCATCGCGGCGACGGTCGCGGCGGGACTCGCCAGCTGCGCTCGGTGCGGCAAGCCGATCCAGCCCGGCGAGCCCTGGGATCTCGGCCACGACGACCACGACTGGAACCGGTACACGGGCCCCGAGCACCGTCGCTGCAACCGCGCGACCTCCGGACGTCGGCCGCGTCTCTCTCGCCATTCGCGGAGCTGGTGACCAGTGGCCGAGGCGAAGCGGAAGACCGCCGCGGCCCGCAAGCGGAAGACGGCCTCAGCCCGGAAGCGGAAGACCGCCCCGGTCGCGCGCCGTCCGCAGACGACAGCGCCCGCGAAGCCGACGCGCCGGCGCAAGCCGCCGACCGTCGCAAACGGGTACCGGCTGGTCAGCGTCTTTGGCCCGTTCAACGCGTACGCGCTCGTCGAGATGAGCACCGAGCGCGCCGTCGAGCTCTTCGGCTGTCCGCTCACCTCCTCCCTCTCCTCGTCAGTCGTCATCGACGCGACCGAGGCAGAGCTCGAGACGATCGCGAAGCGCAACCCGGCGCTCGCCGACTCCGCGCTCGCTGCCTCGGCCGTCGCTCTCGCCTACGAGATCCAGAACCCGTACAACTCCGCGACGTCGAAGAGCATGTGCGCGCGCGAGCTTCGGGAGACGATGGCGAAGCTACGCGAGCTCGCCCCAGAGGCCGAGGGGGAGGACGGCATTGACGAGCTTGGCACTCGCCGCGAAGCCCGTCGTCGGCGCGCAGCGTCCTAGGGTCTGCTCGGTACCGGAGTACCGGTCGAGCGCCGGCGAGGAAGCGGTCGAGCTCGCCGAGATGGCGGGCCTCGTCCTCGACGACTGGCAACGGTACGTCCTGGTGAACGCACTCGGCGAGAAGGCCGACGGTCGCTGGGCAGCGTTCGAGGTCGGCCTCGACGTCTCGCGGCAGAACGGCAAAGGCGGCATCCTCGAAGGGCGTGAGCTCGGCGGCCTCTTCCTCTTCGAGGAGCGGCTCATCATCCACTCGGCGCACCAGTTCGACACGTCGCTCGAAGCGTTCCGCCGGCTCGAGGGCCTGATCGAAGGACGCGACGAGTTCACCCGCCGCGTGAAGCGCATCTCGCGCTCGCACGGCGAAGAGGGAATCGAGCTCCACGGGCCGAAGGGCCGACGCCGCACCGGAGGGCAGCGCATCCGGTTCCGCACACGCACGAAGGGCGGCGGCCGCGGCTTCACGGGCGACCTCGTCCTCTTCGACGAGGCGATGATCCTCCCCGAGTCGTCGCACTCGGCGGTCCTCCCCGTCGTCTCGGCCCGACCGAACCCTCAGGTTTGGTACACGGGCTCGGCGGTCGATCAGCTGATCCACGACGACGGGCTCGTCTTCGCTCGCGTCCGCGAGCGCGGCCACCGCGGCGACGATCCCGCGCTCGCCTACTTCGAGTGGTCTGCCGAAGTGCTCGGCATCGACGGCAAGCCACTCGCGCCCGACGAGATCCCTCGCGAGGTGACACTCGACCCGGCCGTATGGGCGCAGGCGAACCCGGCGCTCGGCATCCGCATCTCGGTCGAGCACGTCGAGAAGGAGTGGCGGTCGATGGGCAACGGCGGCAGATCGTTCGCGGTCGAGCGTCTCGGCATCGGAGACTGGCCGGCCACAACAGGCGAGTCGTACGTCATCGACCCGGAGAAGTTCGAGGCTCTCATCGACACCGGCTCTGTTCCGGTCGATCCGGTCGTCTTCGCGTACGACGTCACGCCGGACCGCTCTCGCGCCGCGATCGCCGTCGCCGGCAGCCGCGCGGACGCGCTCTACCACCTCGAGGTCGTCGACCATCGTCCCGGCACCGGATGGCTCGCCGTCCGGCTGCAGAACCTCGTCCAGCGGCACCGTCCCGCGGCCGTCGTGACCGACGCGGCAGGCCCGGCCGGCTCGATCATCCCCGAGCTCGAGCAGCTCGGCGTCACCGTCACCACGATCAGCGCGAAGGAGCTCGCGCTCGGCTGCGGGATGATCTTCGACGCCGTCGAGCAGCGCACCGCGCGCCACCTCGGGCAGCGCGAGCTCGCCGCGGCGATCCGCGGCGCATCGAAGCGGCCGCTCGGCGACGCGTGGGCCTGGTCGCGCAGAAATTCGGACGCAGACATATCGCCGCTCGTCGCGGTCACGGTCGCACTCTGGGGCCACGTCGGCTCGCAGGGCGCGCAAGCGTGGGCGTCAGGCTGGTAGCTCGTCCGAGATCGTCCGTCTTCGTGCGGGAGTCAGGTGACCGGCTAGGGCTCATAACCCTGCGCCGCTCGGTTCGAGTCCGAGCCCGCTCCCTTGGGGCCGATTCGGTTTCGACGGCTCGGTACGACAGTGGTGCCCCAGCGGGTCGCGGCCTACCGCGCTGGCCCAGCCGGGCAACCTCAAATGCGAACGAGAACGATCGTTCCGTGACGGACGAGTACGTCGCCGCCGGGCTCGCAGAGCTCGAGGCGTTCGCCAACTCGAACGTCCTGGTCGCCGCGTAACAGCACCTACACGGCGGACGGCTCGGAGAGACGAGCTGACTCGGGCCGGGAAAGACGGCGCCCTGGTGGAGGCGGCGAAAGCCGCCCCGGAAAGCTGGTAGACGGCGCTCCTGCACGGCCAGGTCGGACGCGGGTTCGATTCCCGCCGGCTCCATCCCCTTTTCTCTCGGAGGTCTTCGATGATGAAGCTGCGCGTCAAGCGCGCGAAGCGCGTGCGGATGCACCTGATCGACCCGCACGAAGGGATGCAGCTTCCCTCCGTCGAGGGCCTTCTCGTCGCGAAGCGCCGGCGCGAGTACGCGATCGCGCTGCCCGTGCTCATCACGAGCGTCGAGGGCAACCCGGCCGAGCTCGACTCGCAGCTGCTCGTCATCCCGGCTGACCGCGTCGCGTTCTACGAGGTCATCCGGTGAAGAAGATCGCGCGTCTGTGGTGCCTCGTCGTCGGTCACCGCGACAAGTCCGAGACGTTCGACGGCCGCGGCCGCCGAATCCAGCTCACGAAGTGCCAGCGCTGTGGCCGGATCGACTTCGACCGGATGCTCGTCATGCCTCTCAACCGGCAGGTACGCCGCCGCTGGGCCCGTGACGTCGCTCGGAAGGTCGCGCGCGGGTGAGCGCCGCGCTCACCGGACGTCGCCGACCTGATCTCCCGTTCGACGATCTGCACGACGATCTGCAGCCGGGCGACTACTGGAAGATCCTCAACGTCGGCGACGGACGGCCGCGCCAGAGCGAGCACCCGGAGAACCTCACCGGGACGTGCTGGTACGTCATCGCGCCGATGAACGAGGAACGCGGATACGCACTCGGCCGGCTCGAGAAGCACACGGTTCGCGAAGAGGACGACGGCACGATCAGCGTGCGCCCCGGCGACGGCTCGAGCAACAGCATCCTCATCACTGGCTCGCATGGCCGCACTTGGCACGGCTACATCGAGCACGGCGTCTGGGAGGCGTGTTGATCATCCGGACGAAGAACGGCCAGAGCCTCACCATCGAACGGTTCGCGAGCTCGTTCGCGCTCACGAACATGGTGCGCTACGGCTACACCGGCCTTCGCAGCATCCAGTCGCGGATGGGCGAGCGCGAGATGCGCGGCATCCCCGCGATCCATCGCGCCGCGCGTCTGCGTGCCGAGGCGATCGCGTCGCTGCGTCTCTACTGCTGGCGCGGCGACGGCCCGATGCGCGGCCGCGTCGACACGGTCTGGCAGGCGCGGCTCTTCCGCAACCGGCCGAACCCCGTGCAGACGCGCTTCACGTTCTGGGAGACGGCCGAGGAGTCGCTCGCCTACCGCAACAACGCGTTCATCTGGAAGAACGCCGACGGCGGGAAGGTCGTCGAGTGGTGGGCGCTGCATCCGGATCAGGTCGGCGTCAACGACGACGGCAGCTACACGGTCTCGGTGTCGCCCGGTTACGTCGATCCGGTCGGCAAAGGCACCGGCCTGTATCGCAACCTCGGCCCGGACACGATCCTGCACATTCGCGGCCACGGCCAGGGCGGCCAGCTCGTCGAGCCGGCGCCGAGCGAGGTCTTC